GAGAAGGCTGCAAAAACGAGGAATTAGCGAAAAAACCTGCGAAAAATACAAAATCTATCGAGACGAGACACACTTACGCTTCCCTTATTTCGATGGCTCTGGATGCCTTAAGGGATTCAAAACAAAAGACAAATTAAAAAATTTTAAGTATGAAGGAGTTTCCACTGACACCTTATTTGGTCAGCATTTATTCCCTAGTACTGGTAAACGTATTGTTATTACTGAAGGTGAACTAGATGCTGTTAGCTGCTATGAAGCGATGGAAAACTGGCCGATGGTTTCGTTACCACACGGTGCAGCGTCAGCTAAAAAAGACCTACAAAAACAAATACCTTTATTTCAAGGATATGAAGAAATCGTTTTATTCTTCGACAATGACACCGCAGGAAGAAAAGCTACTGAAGAAGCAGCGACAGTCTTACCTTCGGGAAAAGTCAAGATTGCTCGCTTGGAGCAATACAAAGATGCGTCAGATGCGTTACAAGCGAATGATTCTGAAGCTATTAGACGGGCTATCTGGGATGCTAAACCGTATCAACCCGATGGGATAGTTGATGGTAAATCTTTATTAGAACAAGTCACTACACCAAGTCCCCCATGTGATCACAAATACAAATGGGAAGGACTACAAGAGAAAACACATGGCATTCGCTATGGCGAACTAACAACAATAACCGCAGGAACAGGTCAAGGTAAGAGTACATTTTGTCGTCAACTGGCTACTCAACTATTAGAAGAGGGAGTCAAAGTTGGCTACATCGCATTAGAGGAATCTAACAGGCGAACAGCATTAGGACTTATGTCTGTAGCTGTGGGTAAAGCCCTACATCTTGGCGAACAAGAATACACCACATTAAAAGAAGCATATGATTCCACTATCAATGATTGGAACCTTTATTTATACGACCATTTTGGTAGCTTATCTGCGGATACTATCTACAGTCGAATCGAATATATGGCTCTCGGGCTGGACATAAAGGTTATATTCCTCGACCACCTCAGTATATTGCTGAGTGGATTAGATGGAGATGAACGGAGAATGATAGACCAGACAATGACTAACCTAAGAAGTTTAGTCGAAAGGACTGGTATCACACTATTTCTAGTATCTCACTTAAGACGAACCCAGACTGATAAAGATCACACTGAGGGTGCTCGTGTTTCATTGGGACAACTTAGAGGTAGTCAAGCAATAAGTCAGTTATCAGATACCGTACTTGCTTTAGAAAGAGATCAACAAGCTGAAAATGATGTCTCTATTTTAAGAGTCCTCAAAAACAGATACTCAGGCGAGACAGGCGTAGCTGCATCACTTAAATACGATAAAACCACCTGTAAATTTAATGAAACTACGGACGCAATTTTCAATACCAACACAGACTTCTGAATTGAAGTCACCTAAACCACCTACAAAACAAGCCAAAAAGAAAGCAAAGTTTAAGGACAAAACATATGTCGGAAAACCAAATGCTCGTCTTTGATTGCGAAACTAACGGACTATACCATGACGTATCTGAGATACATTGCATTGCCATCTACGACTCCACGAAGGAAGAAACCTTCGTATTTAATAATCAAGGTGGTGACTGCTACCCGATCACGGAAGGTTTGCATTGGCTATCCAATGCTGATGTCCTTATTGGGCATAACATTATTGGCTACGATTTACCTGTTCTTCGGAAAACTTATCCTTGGTTTAAGTTTAGTGGGACTGTTCTTGATACTCTTGTTTTATCTCGGTTGTACCATCCAAACATGATTGAGGTAGATAAGAAAAGACAGTGGCAAAGAATGCCATTACAGCTATATGGACGACACAGTTTAGAAAGTTATGGATATCGCTTAGGCGAATACAAAGGTGAATTTGGAAAAACCAGTGACTGGAAAGAATGGTCACAAGAAATGCAAGATTATTGTGTACAAGACGTACACGTTACAACTAAATTATGCGAGCACTTCCGCCCCTTGATGACTCGTGTCAATTAGAACATCGAGTCGCACAAATATTAACCGAACAAGAAATACATGGATGGACATTTAATGAACAAAAAGCTCTCGAACTTGAGTCATCTCTCCGAAGAGAGATGGAAGAACTTACTGAAATACTTCGGAACGAATGGACTCTCATTGGAGGAGCGTTGTTCACTCCTAAACGAGATAACTCTACACAAGGATATAGAGCTGGAGCAGAGTTCCAAAGACTAAAAGAATTTAACCCTACATCACGAGATCACATAGCATGGATTCTTACGAATCGTTTGAATGTCAAACTGACCAAGACCACTACGACTGGGAAACCAATTATAGACGAGACTACATTGACGGAGATAAATATTCCCTTCTCGCTTCAATGTGCGAAATGTTTGACGATAAAAAAGTCGCTTGGGATGATATCCGAAGGCGTGAACGCTTGGCTCAAGCTTGTTACTGCCAATAAAAGGATTCACCATCATTGCTCAGTAAATACTAATACCTTTAGAGCAAGCCATCGTAATCCAAATCTCGCACAAGTCCCTGCTGGACTGGAGTTTCGAGCATTATTCATACCGTCTCCCGGGATGGTTATGGTCGGGGCTGATTTAGCCGGAATTGAGTTAAGGATATTAGCTCACTATTTAGCTAGGTATGACAACGGTAGATACGCAGACATCCTCCTTAACGATGATATTCACCAAGTTAATGCTGATAAAATCGGCATTTCTAGGCGACAAGTTAAGACTGTATCTTATGCCTTTCTTTATGGTGCTGGAAATCTCAAGTTAGGTTTGTCGTATGACAACACCTTAAATGAACAGAAAGCCAAGAAAAAAGGAAAAGAAATAAGAGCAGCTTACGTTGCTGCAATTGATGGATTAGCTGAGTTATTAGAAGCAGTTAAAGAAAAAGGTAAAACAGGTTGGCTTAAAGTTATTGATGGACGAAGAGTCTTAGTAGATAGCCCGCACAAAGCCTTGAACTACCTCCTTCAATGCTCGGCAGGAGTTATTGCAAAACGTTGGATGGTTATAGCTAATGATTTGTTTGCTAAAAACAATGTCCACACTCATCAACTTGCCTTCGTGCATGATGAACTCCAATTTGAATGTAAACCTAACAGCATGATTGCTACTAGGTATGGATTACAAGCAGCCGCTCAAATGGCAGGAGAATACTACAACTTAAGATGTCCAATTTCCGCAGATGCAAAGCATGGAAATTCATGGGCAGAAGTACATTAATTTATGAAAAAAACAGATAGAAATGGTGATTCATGGGAATATTTAGTCCTATATAAAGCCAGCAGAAAAGAATGTGAAGTTACAAGGAATGCTTATAAAGTTGGACCTTATGATTTAGTTCTCCATGTAAATGGAAATTCTTATAAGTGTGATGTTAAGGCAGACACTGTGAGATATAAAGATACTTATTATTCAGCTTGTACTTTAAGTAAATTACCAGAAGACGTTTACATGATTTGTGTAAATCCAGAAACTGAACAAGTTAGATGGCATAAGAAAAAAGTACCAGCTGGTTTGGAGACTTTTTGGGAATGAAATTACTAATTGATTGCGATTACATAGTATATAAATGCTGTGCATCGACAGAAACAGAGATAGACTTTGGCGAGGATCTAATTGTTGTAACTTCTAATTTTACGGACGCATATAAATGTGTAAAACGTGAATTAGACAGAATACAAAAAGAATTTGGATCATTTGATGAAATGATTCTCTTTTTTACAAGTCCTAATAATTTTAGGAAAAAAATCTTACCCGAATACAAAGGACATCGACAGAGAAAAAAGCCTTGTGGATTTAAAAGGGTCATAAATAACCTTAAAACTGAATACAAAGTAATTGTTAAAGATACTTTGGAAGCTGATGACACCATGGGTATTTATGCAACTAAGTATCCGGGAAATATTATTGTCTCACCTGATAAAGATATGAGACAGATCCCCGGGAAACTTTATGACTTTAAAGAGACAGTTGAGATTAGTACAGAAGAGGGTGCAAGATGGCATTTGATTCAAGCAATGGCGGGCGATAACACAGACGGTTACTCAGGAGTTCCCGGGATAGGAGTTAAAAAAGCAGAGAAAATTTTTGAAGAGAAAGGCTACACATGGCAAGCAGTAGTGGAAACCTTTGAAGATAAAGGCATGACAGAAAAAGATGCATTAGTGAATGCACAACTTGCTCGCATACTTACTACTGACGATTACGACCATGAAAAAAAAGAACCAATACTCTGGACCCCCGAAGCCAATTACAAAATTGACAATGGAACAAGACTTGAAGCTACGCCAGCTTGAAATCTTACTAGATAAACCAGAGACAAGAAAGGAAGACATCATCACAGTGATGGTAGCTCTTCAAGAACAAGCATTTGTTCTATCAAATTGTATTAAAAACCTTATAGATAAATGGCCGAAACCACCAACGACCACGGACCCTCGTACTACAGACGAGGTTCCATTGATGTTTGGGATTTTATTAGAGACCAAGGACTCGGATTTCACTTAGGAAACGTCATCAAATATACATGCAGAGCAGGACATAAAGACAACGACATAGAAGATTTAAAAAAAGCTATCCACTATTTATCAAATGAAATCGAATACCGAACCAAACATCATAGCTAGGACTGGTCGAGTCCAGCAATGGATTGATAATCCATCCTCCCGTCTACCCGTATCATGCACAATCTTCAACGTTGAAGACTCAATGGAGGGACCAAATGGCATCGAAGCAAGCTGGCGATTTGTATCGCATGCTCTGCGCTTTGGAGCAGGAGTCGCAGTCCACCTGTCGAAACTACGACCAGCAGGAACAGAAACTAATAAAGGACCTGACACACTTGTTGCGTCAGGACCCGTCTCATTCGCAAAATTCTACTCAACATTAAATGAAATACTTAGAAGAGGTGGCACGTACCGTAATGGTGCCTGTGTTCTACACCTCGATATTAATCACGCCGATATTATTGACTTCGTGCAAGTCCAAAGACACGAACTCCCATGGGTTAAACGATGTGTTGACCTCACCAAATCCCTCTGGGCTAAAGCAAGTACTGAAACAAAGGAAAGCATTATACGAGGAATTGCTAGGGGAGACATCTGGCTCAATAAAATAAAACACGATCAAAACAATGAAAGAATCTACTCCAACGTCTGTCTTGAGGTTTACTTGCCCTCACGCGGAACGT